AGTCGTAGTTGGACCTCCTGTTCCGTCACCAATAGTTGGAGTTACAGTTGGAGTCGTAGCTGGAACTCCTGTTCCGTCACCAATAGTTGGAGTTACAGTTGGAGTCGTAGTTGGACCTCCTGATCCGTCACCAATAGTTGGAGTTACAGTCAGACTTGGAGTCGGAGTAAGAGGAGTGCAGCTTTCTGGGGAACTACAGCAATTCCCAGACTGAGGAGCATCCATTCCAGCTACCTGCCTAGGCGATGCCCTATACATATTATAGCTATGAACTAAATCTTTTAGCTTTGCTTCGGCTTCTGAAGAAAAAGATTTATAAGCTTGGGACATTTGCACCTTCTGTTGCGGGGAAGCTGTCTGCGCAACCCTTTTAATAGAAGAATCTCCTTCTCTTAATTCAGTCCAATCTGACATTGAGGTAGTTTGATTAGGGGTTCCAGGAGTAACCACTACCGAACTTACAGATTTTAATATTGATTGAGCTTGTCTTTTATAATAATACTTTAAATATAACTGTATAAATATAGCCTCTTCTTCTTCTTTGAGAACGGGACATACATTGCTATTAAAATCAACCCTATAAGATTGATTAATTAATACATTGAGATGACCTATATTAGTCTCCAGCCAAGCTGCTATTTGAGCTTTTCTATTTTGTATGTACTCTGGAGTACCTATTTCGTCGTAAAATTCGCTTTCGAAAATTTTCTCAGCAATGACGTCTACATGACCCATTTACTCAAAGTTAAAAAGCTTTTTTTGCTCTTCTGTTAAACTATCTTGACTAACTACAGGCTTTGTTTGTTGAACTACATTACCTTTACCCAAGAAAAACTTTTTTCTAAATTCTTTTTTTAATTTATTCTTAAGTGTAGTTTTGTTTCCAGAAGGAAAAACTCCTATTTCTACAGCAAGAGATTGAAGTTCAGGAATAGACATATCCCCCATTTTCTGAATGAAATCTTCTTCTACTGTAGTCTTGAATGGATTGTATCCTGCAGAAGGATTCAATAATTGCTCCAAATCTTCAATTCTCGTTTCACCTTCTGCTAAGGTTCCATCAGTATATGATAATTTTTTTTCGGCTTCGATTTTTTTAGTTTTATTTTTCATGGTGTGTCCTTTATTATGGATTACACTATTATTATAACCCTGGGAATAAAAAAATCCACCCGTAGGTGGATTTTTTTAAACTCTTAGTATGTCTTTTAGAACTTAGACAACAATTCCAGTCAATGCTCTCTTGTCGAGAACCATGCGACCTTCTTCAATAGATCCGTAGTAACCAACTTTTTGTTGGCGAACAGAATACTGATCATCGGCCTGAAGGCGAAGCTCAGCACCAGTATCGGAATCGACTGCGATAGCCCTAATAAGAGCTTCCTTAGTGCGATCAATACCAACAATGATTTCGTCTCCACCAGCAGCGTTTCCGCCCCAAGTGTTGCTAGCTCCGTGACCTACATCACCTTGCTTACCAGTGGTGCCACCGATAAGGGCATCGTAGACGCCGTTAAATCGTTGACCGCTACCAAGCTCGTTGATTTCGGTAATGCTAATTCCGTAAATTTCGGAAACACCAGCGTTACGATAAACTTCATTCCTGAACTCATCTGTTCCAGCGATTCCGTTTTCGGAACCGTTACCTGCAACACCACCAGTGGAAGGGGATCCCTTGGCGTTAAGAGGATTGTAAGCCATTGCACGAATTTCGCCCATGATTTCAGGGGAGACGAGCAGATCGGTTACTCCACGAGAACCACTAACAGGGGTTCCGCCATTCCATGCGGTGTTAAGACGCTTAGCACGGGTGATAAGCTTATTAACATCGTCAATAAGGAATTGGTCTGAAGTAGCAGACTTGATGACGTGACCAAGGCTATTAGTTTCAGCATTAGCAAGAACTCCAAGAAGAAGATTTGCAGAAGTATGCTCTTGTTTAAGCATCAATTCTTGAGCAATCCTCGAGAAAGTCTTACTAATAACATCAAGCCTCGAACGAGCAGCGTAGCGACGCTCAAACTCTACAGCAGTTTCCATCCTGTAGGTCGTGAACTTCAGTTCGCTATGTGTTGGGATTACCGTGTTGGAAGGAAGTCCACCAGGAACGGTTTGACTATAAACTTCCAAGTAATCAGCATCAGTGATGTCGTGATACAAATCCAACGGAATCGAAGGATTGTCGTCGTCGTTAATCTGAAAGCTTTGAAACATGTTCCCAAGAGTAGGAGCGTTGTTCATGACCTCCGAAAGGACAGGTCCAATAAATTCAGCAGCAGCAGCTTGAGCTTCGTATGCTACGTTCCGATTCTTGGAAGCCATAGCTTTAACAAGCTCTACTTGTTCTTCTGTACGTTTTAATGTAATATTCATTTTTTTATAATTCCTTTACTATTAGAGTGCGCGTCCGCCAGCACTGTTAAACATTGAGAAGAAAACGTTGGGGTTAGCAGCGCCATCTCTTGTTCCAGCAGCGAGGATCATTCCGCAACTAGGTGAACCACTTGCAGGAGCATTTCCAACAAGTTCTCCATTGGCTGCAGGCCTAAGCTCTTCACCAGGAGTATCTTGAGCTCCGTCAAGGCCAGCGTCAGAAGTAAAGGTAAAGAAACCTCTTGTAGCAACAGGAACTACTTCGCCAGGAATCAAGCACTGAAGCTCGTCTTTCTTGACGCTATAGTAAAGAAGCTTTTCACCGTTCTCGTCATAAGCAAGAGTAGGCTTCAAGGAAATACCAAGAATGCTTGTGTCACTTGCTCCAGCGACTTGAACTGACATAGGTGCTTCAGGGTAGATCGATCCCCATTGAGGAGAAAAACCTTGGTCGCCTGATCCAATCGCACCTAAATAAGGGGCGCTTGTTGCAGCGGTTCCGTGAAGACCAGAAGGATCACTTCCCGTCCAATCATTACTGGTAGCAGGCTTAACAACTGTGCCGCTCCAAAACTCTTTTCCTGTAAATCCGCCAGTAGCGGTTCCGCCAGGAACAAGCGAAGAAAGTGTAGTTCCGCCAAGATCGAGCTTGAACAGATTTACTACGTCTTTTTCGTCGTACTGTCTAAATGGTAATAACTTATGCATTTTTTTATAACTTAAATTTTAATGGTTAAATTTTCTTTATCGAAAGCTTTTGCAAACTTCTCCCTAATGGAAGGTTCTTCAGTAGCGGTATCGCTATTGTTGTTTGCAATAGTTTCTTCTTCTGGTTCAATATTTTCAAGAACTTCTTCGATTGATTCTTCTTTTTCTTCTTCAGAATCATCAGAGGCTTCAGAAACTTCAGTGGATTCAGAACGTTTTTGAATTTCAGCTTCAACACGATCCTGAAAAGCTTTTTCTTGTTCTTCGATGTAAGACTTTAATTTATGAGCCCACATTACTGAAATTTTTGATTTATATTCTTCAAAATCAGATTCCTCAAGACCTAAACCTTGAACTTCGGTAGCGAGCATCACTCGATCTTCTTGGTCTAATTGGTATTCGGAATCAATTTGTTCCATTCTAGCATCGAAAGTCTCTTCAGTCTTTCGAGCTTCGATTTCTTGCTTAAGGACTTGAAGTTCAGATTGAGAAGACTCAAGTTCAGACTTGAGGCTTTCTACATCTTCTTGCATCTTCTTTTCAGTTTCAGCAAGTTTAACTTTTTCTTCCTCGATTGCAAGAAGCTCTTGCTCGTACTGTTCGCTCTTCGACTTAATAGCGTCGCCGATTACGCGTCCAACGTTAGCGACCACTTCTTGATCGAATCCATGATTAGGAATCTTCTCGTCGAGAATGGTCTTAAATTCTTCTAATAAATCTTGTTTTTCCATAGTTGAAATATTGTTTACAGAGTCTATTACATGTAAATTTCCTTTTTGTGAAATATTTTTTTCATTTTTGATAAAATATTTTTTATTATTGACTATTATTTTATCTATACTAGATAGCGATTCTTCGTTTCCTAAACTATCTTTTTTTTTCTGACCATGCATATATACACCTTTTACCTTAGCTGCTGGATTAGCTGTAAAACCTATTCCCAGCGGGTAAACCTCTCCTACCACAAGTCTGTATATTGGTGTTCCATCATTAAGCTCTCCGTTTCCGTCGAAAGCTTTTAGGTATTGTGATAATTCTTGTATATGTTTTTCTTCAGAAATTATTTCAGCTTCTTGTAAATTTTCACTTCCAGCTGCAATTAAATAATCATTAAATCCTAATTCCCAACTAGCGGAAACCTTCATATATTTTTCATCATCAGGGTTGACAGAGTCTTCTACTAATTTTGCAAAATCTTTATGAGCAGAAGAATATATTACCGCACCCATTGCTAAATTAAAAGGTGATAAATTATTGGGGTCTACATTTTCCATAAGCTCGCTATCGTCTAACGAGGAAAATCCTGTAGAAACTATATGTCCCACAACCTTCTTTTTGTCATGCTCTATATTAGTAGGTTTATGAATAAAATAATCTTTTATAGCTAAAGCTGTAGAAGTATCTATTCCATCTCCATTTCTATTAAATGTATTAATTAGTGCTCCATTAAAAGCTACTCCGAGCAAATCAATATTTTTTTCGAAATCTATGTTTTCAGGAACCAAGCTCTTTAAATTTTCTAAAGAAGCTTTCGAGTTCATCTCGAATTCTTGAACTTGTTTTTCCGAGCTTGTTATTGGGCTGTTAAATTCTGCTGTATATTTAAAATTCATATTGCTATATAAAGTGTACACAAAAACATATAGCTTTATACAATAATAAAATTATTTTTTACTATGATATAAAAGAGCAGAAGGGTAATCAGGTAACTCATGCTCAGCTGAGATCTCCAGAATACCATCTATATGAGTTAATAGCTCCATTCTTTCTGGGGATTCAAGACATGCTTTCATTTCTTTTTCCCAATCTTCTTGTTCTTGGGACGTTACTATGGATTCTACTAAGCTATCTACGACTTTATTTTGTTGTTTATTTAGTCTCTTTACGGAAAAACTTTTTTTCACCCCTTTAATTGTAGAAGCTCTTAATTTTTCTATTTGAGCAACGACTTCTTGAATATTCTTTCTTGAATAAAAATCTGAAGCAGTAGCTCCAGTAGGTCTGCCCGCTTCATTAGGCGTTTTCTTTTTAGGTGCAGGAGCTTGAGCTTGATTAGCTTTCTGTCCAGATTTTTCTATTTGTTTTTCTTTTAGATCTCTTTCTTCCTCTGCTCCTGGGGCCTCGACTGCTGGAACCCCTCCTACAAGAGGATTGTATAATCCATCCTCTCTTTCTTGTATATACTTTTCTTGGGCAGTTTTTAATGTATCTGGATGAGGAAATAGTCCAGTCCTAATAGCTTGAACGCCTTGCTCTGGAGCAATAATACCTATTTCAAGCAATCTTGTTATAACTCTTTGGAATTGAACTTCATCCTTAATGTCAACTTCCTGAAATTTAACCGTAGGATACTTTCTAAATACTAGCGATTTGCATACTAGTTTTATTTGAGGCATTAAAAAGTCATTGAGAAAAGCGTTTCTAGCTTCTTTCAACCTTTCTAGGAATATCTGAGCTTTAATTTGAGTACTCGAGTAATTTTCTTTTCCTACTATGATATTTTGCAAGCCTTCCCTAATGTCTTGGTTCACTATTTCGTATTTTTCAGGACCCAATATTTTGTTGATATCAGGTATTACGAAATCGGCCTTTGTAGTATAATCACTAACTAGAACTCTACCGACACTTTCGTTTTGAAAAAGACATTGCATTGCGGACAAACTATGAGGATTAATACCCCCCTTATCTGGTTCTGCGCCCATTGTTATAAGTAATACTACATTTTCAATAGTTCTACTAATCGCTTGATCTATTTTTTTGAGTTCCATTTTCCAGTTTAGATCGTCTAATACTGGATACCCAAAAGGAATTGCGAAAGGTTCGTAGTCTTGTTTTTTATAAAATGAATATAATAATTTTTCAGCATCTAGTTCTACCTTTAATCCATTTAAGCTAAATCCTCCTTTTTTTATTTTTTCTTGGGTGTCTTTTGGTAAGGCGTTAAATACTTCTTTGTCTTCTTCTGTCTTTGGCGTTCTAAGTCTTTCTAGTTCATACTCTGAAAGTATTTTTTTATACGCTCCGTTATCAAAAGAAGTGCTTCTTGTTGAGACTATATCATATGGATTAAGCAGTATATATTTAATAGGTATTTTTCCTGGATTTAAATATTCACTACCATATATTTTGTTTAAATTTTTAAAGTCATTATCGTTAAACTTTCCATCAATCCTGTATAGAAAAATATTTCCAGACCTATAATATTCTCTGAAGAATTGATCTTTTAACTTCCATAGATTTATCTTTTCAAACCACTTGTATATGAAGTTTTTTGCATTTTCGCTTCCCCCTTCAAGGTACATATCTGAATTTGAAAATTCAGCCATTACATCAATGGCATTTCTGAATATAGGAATATTAGCGTAAGCTTTTTGACACAACTCTATGGAGTCTCTACTGTCTACTCCATCAGCTGTTACTTTATATGGCATTCCTGATGAAGCTATATTGGCAAACTTATTTGCTTTAGGCTGGGAATGAATTCTATTAGATCTTCTATTAGTGGACGAACTACCTGTTTCTCTAAGCCCTTCTGTTGCGCAAGATGCTATTGACTCATCTCCGTAGTAACTTGAACCACAAATTGTAGGTTCGAAACTTTCATTTGTTACTTGTATATCTGATCCATTGGAAACTCTATTCCAATAACGCGACTTTTTAGTGTATTCTCTCTT